AGACCTCACAGGCCATATACTCGCCAATGAGCTAGGCAACGAATGGGATCACCTGTGCCTGCCTGCCAGATATGAAATCGGCCATCCCACGCCCAACAGATCAACCCTTGGCTTTACAGACCCCCGCACAAAAGAGGGAGAGCTTCTCTGGCCCGATAGGATGGACGAGAAGACCCTGACCACCCTAGAGCGCAGCCTTGGCTCCTACGCAGCCGCAGGGCAGCTACAGCAGCGGCCCAGCCCCAAGGGCGGTGGTATCCTCAAGTCAAGCTGGTGGGTGCCGTGGGAAAAGGAAGACCTCCCCGAAAATATCGAATATGTAATTCAATCTTGGGACACAGCCTTTGAAACAAAAGAAAGCTCCAGCTTCAGCGCCAGAACAACTTGGGGCGTGTTCAAGTACCAAGGATACGACTGTGCCATCGTTCTGGAAGCATGGTACGATAAAGTTAATTACCCAGAGCTACGCAAGCTGGCGCAGGAGGCATACGATGACTGGGAGCCAGACGCAGTTTTGATAGAGAAAAAGGCCAGCGGAGCTAGCCTTCTCGCTGACTTACGCATGGCAGGGGTGCCAGTGCTGGCGTACAGCCCAGACCGTGATAAAGAAGCTCGCGCACACGCCGCATCTGCCCTGCTGGAAGACGGCAGAATATTCTATCCCAAGCGCAAATGGGCCGAAGATTTGATCTCAATATGTGCCGCCTTCCCAGCGCACCCAAATGATGATATCGTTGACACTTGCACCCAAGCGTGGCTAAGACTGCGTAAGGGCTGGTTCCTTGGTCACACAGAAGACCCCGACGAGGACGATTATCAAGAACCGCAAAGGATAACTCTATATGGCTGATCCAAATGTAATCCCGTTTGCCGAAGGCGCACCCGCAGATGACCTGATGGTCGAGACCCTTCCAGATGGTGACGTGCTAATCGGTGATCCAGAGCTTGACGTAATCGAAGAAAGCGACAATGGCTTCGACGCAAATCTTGCAGAAGAGATCGACGCACGGGAGCTATCGGCAAAAGGTGCGGAGCTTGTGTCGTATTACGAAAACGATGAAGCCGCACGGGACGAGTGGAAGACACGCTACAAGGCTGGCCTCAAAACCTTAGACCCAGACGGGGGGCTAGACGAGGGCGAAGACGAGAGGGCCACCCGTGGCCTGTCCATCGTTGTTCACCCCCTGATCGCAGAAGCGGCAACGCAATTCAATGCCAAGGCCATTGCAGAGCTTTACCCGTCAGGTGGCCCGATCAAGACGGTCATCATTGGTCAGCCAGACGAAGAAATCGAAGAGCAGGGCCGCAGGGTCAGAGAATTTATGAATTATCAGATCACAGAGGAAATGCCCGAATACTTTCCCGATCTGGATCAAATGCTGTTTCACCTACCGCTGGTCGGCCAGACGTTCAAAAAAGTTTGGTGGGACGTAAACCTCGACAGGCAATGCAGCCAGTTCGTCAAGGCAGAAGACTTCTGCGTGGCTCCAGAAAGCAAAGACCTCTACACATCCCCACGCTATACTCACCTCATTAGAATGCCAAAGAACGAATACAATCGCTATGTTCAAAACGGCTACTACCTCCAGACCAGCGATGCAGGCAGCGATGATGTCGATCCAGCCGACAGCGTTATTGGAGAAATCGAGGGCGTCGATGAATACGACGATAGCAATGATGACATAATCACACTGCTGGAAATGCACGTCTATGATTTGTTCGACGGTATTGATGGCGAAGAAATGGATGAAGAGGATGAGGACGATAACGCTGTCGCCCTGCCCTATGTCATTACCATTGATTACGACAATCAAAAGATCGTGTCGGTCAGGCGAAATTGGCGCGAAGACGATGAGATGAAAAAACGCCGTGACTGGTTTGTGTCGTACAAGTTCCTGCCGGGTTTAGGCTTTTATGGCTTTGGCCTCTATCACATGATCGGTGGGCTGGGCAAAGCGGCGACAGGATCGCTTCGCGCCCTGCTCGACAGTGCCGCATTCGCAAATATGCAGGGCGGGTTCAAGCTGCGTGGCCGTGTTACTGGCGGCGATGTGCAAGTTAACCCCGGTGAGTTTGTCGATCTCGACAGCACCGTTGATGACGTCAACAAAGCCATTATGCCACTGCCGTTTAAGGAGCCGTCAGGGTCGCTGTTTAATCTGTTGGGCTTTATGGTTGAGGCAGGCCAACGTTTTGCGTCCACAGCCGATCTCAATGTCGGTGACGTAAATCCAAACGCCCCAGTGGGATCGACAGTTGCCCTAATTGAGCAGGGATCGAAGGCGTTCAGCGCAATTCACAAGCGCCTGCACTACTCGCAGGGCCAAGAATTTAAACTCTTATCAAATCTAAACGCAGAAAATCTGCCAGAAGAGTTTACGTTCTCACGGGCTGGAGCAGCCGAAACGATCTATGCAGCCGACTTTGATGACCGCATTGACATCGTGCCTGTGTCCGACCCCAACATCTTTAGCACCGCCCAGCGCATCGCGCAGGCACAGGCCGTTCTACAAATGGCGCAGGCCGCACCGCAACTGCATGATATGTACGAGGCGTACAAGCGGATGTACGAGGCGATCCGCATTCAGAACATCGATGAAATATTGAAAAAACCAGAAGAAGCGGTACAGATGGACTGTATCGATGAAAATATGAGCGTGATGTATGGCAAGCCAATCCGCGCATTCATTGAGCAAGACCATGAGGCGCACATCGCGGTGCATATGCAGTTTCTGCAAGACCCATCTTTGGCTGGCAACCCCGGCGCTAAAACTATGCAGCCGATCTTAATTGCCCACATCGCAGAGCATATTGCGTTGCTGTACCGCCTGAGAATGCAGGCCAGTGTGGCAATGCCACTGCCGCCACTGCCCGACTTTAAAGACCCCAACTTTAAGTTTGAGGACGTTGATCCAGAGCAAGATCGCTTGATTAGTCAACGGGCCGCAGAAGTGGTCAGGGCCGCACCTCAGATGAAGCAGATCGAAGCCATCAGGGGCGTTGGTCAGCAGGGTCAAGGTCAGGGCAATCCGCTGGAATACGCGCAGCAATTGGCGAAGCTGGAAACCGAAGCCCTTACGGCCAGAACACAGGCGCAAATTGCTGCCGATCAGGCCAAGGCTCAGTCCAACATTCAGATCAAGCAGGCAGAGGCCAAGCAGGATATGCAGATCGAAATGGCAAAGGCGCAGGCCGACTTGCAGGCGAAGGTCACAAAGCTGGAGGCCGAATTGCAGCTTGAGCGGGAGAAGAACGCAGCAAAACTAGAAATGGAGGCAATGAAGAATGTACCCCCCACGATATAATTTGCCCCCCATTAATCCTGCCGCCTTCGGCGGTTTGCCGAAAGAGCAAGCGCAGGGTGCGCGGCCCCCGCCCTCCTCCCAAGGTGGGGGTCAGCAGCCCATAGACATGAATAAATATTTAATGAATAAAGTAGCTGAGATTCGACAGCGCATGGGCGCTGGTGATATGGGTGCCTTGACGGCAATATCGGACGCCGCACAGGTTCCAGTACAGCAGCCTCCCATGCAGGGGCCACCTCAAAGACAAGGAATGGCGTGATGGATGAGAGAAAAGGTGCGTTTGTAAATTTAGATTTAAAAGATAAATTTGATTTTAATTTGCCTGTTTCTGGCAACCTTAGTATTGACGGCACCTCAAATGAACCACGTTCCGAATTAGATTTATACAAAACATTTGATGGCAGAATGGGCAGTGTCACGCCCTCAATGGGCTACACTATCGAAGAAACAAAATACAGAGACGGCATGGCTGGCGTTGAGAACAAGGCCAGAACTGTGCGTCTTGGTCTGGATGGATCGACCACATTGGGGCCAGTAGATTTAAGCGGAAACGTCATGGGCAGCAGAACCATGCAGGACAAAACCTATACGTTTCCCTTTGCCACTTTTACGCAGGGAAGCTCCAGCACATTTTCAAAGTTAGGCGCAGCGGCCAAGATGGGCGCGTTTGATTTTGAAATCAACAAGCAAAAATCAAGCGGCATGGAGCCAGTATATTCTGGATCAATTGGCATGAATTTTGGCAATGGTGGTCGCATTAGCTACTCTGACAGCAGCACTGGCGAACCAAGAATTGACGCCAGATATCGAATGGAGTTTTAGAGATGTGCGGTGGATATGGTGATACAGACGGTGATGGCAAAAGCGATGGCATAGGCGCATTTCTTACCGACATTACAGACGGCGGTGGTGCTGGTCGATCTGGCGCACGATTTAGTAGCGGCGACACAAGCGTATTAGATAGCAATAAAGATAACTACGTTTCTGAAGCAGAATATATGCGGGGGCAAAGAGCTTTTGAGGCCAACGAGGCTAAAGGCGGCTACGGTAGATTTGGCGATGCGTACAATGATGCACAGACGGGGATTAGCACGTTTAGCAATTCTTTCGGCGCACTGCCACGGGGATCAATACGACAAGAGGCTGCATTAGGGCCAGAATATGGATCACCAATAGAGACAAAAAATATGGCTAGGTTCTTGCAGGGCGGTGGCTTTACGGGCGCTGCTATTAGGGGAGTTAGTGGGTTTTTAGGTGGGGCGGCTGACGCT